GCGGTAGAACGCGCGCGCGCAGTTGGTGAAGAGCTGGAACGCGAACGTCTCCACATGCGGCACGCGCGGCTCGGACTCCGCCGCGCTGCCCAGTAGCAGGCGCACGTTCGTAAGGAACACGGCGCTCAGCAACCGCTCCAGTGGGAACGGCAGCGCCGCCTGCACGCCGTTCGTCGCGCGGCGTACGTTCTCCGCGCTCCAGCCCTTGACCTCCTTGAGCAGCCCCTGAAACGTAATCAGCGGCGCTCGCGCATCCGCGCCGCGCGCGGTATCGTACATCTCCATGAAGGCATCGAACACCGGATCGCAGATGTGCTGCACCAGCAGGTTGGTGTACTGCTCGCGCGAGTCGATAAGCACCGCGGTCTCCATGCGGTACCGCTTGAATTATTCGACGGCCGATGAACGAACGGCGATGGCGTCGTACGGGTGCGCGCCCGGCCAGGCGCGCGGCACGAGCGCCAGAAACACGATCAGCAAGAAGAGCGCCAGTGCGTACACCAGCGCGTGCCATCGCGCCAGCCTGCGCGTAGACGCGGACGGTCGCGTCCACTGGAAGCTCGACCCGGTGAAGATCATTAGTACGCCGGGGCTGCACAGGTAGAACAGCAGCGTAGCCATCGCCAGCGGGATCCACAGGTGGATCAGCCCGTATGCGTTGGGCATCATCAGCCTGAACAGGATGGCGAGAGCGCGATCGGGCGCGGGTGCGTCGCCCGCCATGGTACGTACCACAAGATATTATCGACTTACGCCAGTGTCGTCTTGCGCGGGCGCACTCCTTCGACGAAGCCGGTCTCACCAACCCGTCCGCTGGGAGCGAGGTTGAAAACACCGGCGCGACGCGCCGTGTTGGGGGTGGGGGTGGCGGGTGGGGAAGTCGCGATGAGCAGGGCCGAGTATCTAGTTGCTGTACGCCAGGCCGCCCATGCCAGACATGATGCGCAGGATGTTGTAGTTCACCGCGTACACCGTCAGGCGCAGGGTGGTTTCATTCTGCATCGCCCCGTATGTCAAGTGCAGGGTGGCGTTGTCAATGCGCGAGAAGTTGCAGCTGCCGGACGGTTGGTGCTCCTCGGGGCGCAGGCCGAACGAGTAGCAGTACACATGGCGCGACGGCACGCGCGTGTGGCACATGTAGGGCTGCACCAGGCGGAAGTAGCTACCGTCGCGCGCGGAGAAGCGGTCGTGACCGTTCAGCTTCAGCTCCACCGATTTTACGTACTCCACGCCCTTCACGCCGGTGTTTTCGCCAAAGTTGAAGTGCATGTTCTTCTCCGACACGTCCAGCTGGTCCTGCGCGAAAAAGATGAGCTCCTTGCACGGGTGGTTAAAGTTCAGGCGGTACCGTCCACTGACGGACGCCGTCAAACCGCCGGACAACGTCTGCGTCTCGGAGCCCGTGAACTGCAGCTGCTCGATGAGGTACTCGTGCTGGTTCTGCGCGAAGCGGCGGCGCTCGTCGGTGTCCAGGTACACGTAGTCCACGTACAGCTCCACGCTCAGACTGCCCTCGTTGGTGTCCGCAGACGCGGCGGGGGTGTAAGGAGCGTAGGGGGCTATCATACCTTGGGTGATTGCAGGCAGATCGGCGGTCGCTGGTGCTGCATCTGTTGTTGCATTGTTGTTGGGACCGAAGCCAATGTCCCAGGTCACCAGGTCCGCCAGGTTGCGGAACTGGATCCCAATCTTCACCTCGTGGTACTGCAGGGCGATCAGGGGCAAAGCCAGGCCGGGGTTGCTGTTGAACCAAAAGCGCAGCGGCATGTAGAATGTGACCTCGTCGTCCTTTCCAGCGTGCGTGTTGATCGTCGCCGCCGTGGTCTTGTCGCGCGGGTTGTACGCGTCGGCGGGACGACCGTCCTGGCCGATGGCCTTGCCCACCATCTTGCCGTAGCCGCTGCGCTTGTCCTCGGAGCCGGTCAGCTCGTCCATCGCCTCGTAGTACGCCGAGTAGTGCTTGTCGATGCGCTGGCCGCCGATCTCGATCTCGCAATAGTCCACCAACGCGTGCGCGAACGAGTTGCAGTAGCGCGCGTAGGCACCCACCTTGCCCAGCGAATGAGTACCATCATCATTGGAAGTGAAATACGTCTGGGTCTTGGTCTCGTAATCCCACATGGGAAGCAAGGTGGTAGCCGCGATTTGCGCGTCGCTACGCACCGGCTGCGCCAGTTTGGGGGCCTTGATCTGCAGGAAAACGTGCGAGATCAGGTCGCCGTTGCGGCTGATAGTGGCCGCGGCGCGGCGGCCAAAGCCGGGCGTGCCGTTGAACGTCTGCGCGATGGACTCCGTCGCGAAGTTGGTGTGGCGGCGGTACATCAGCTTCCAGAAAGTGATCTGGGGCTTACCCGTCAGGTACACGTCCTGTGCGCCGTAGGCGACCAGTTGCATTAGTCCGCCTCCCATGGTGTTGTAACCTAAGCAACTTTTTTTCCACAGGCCAAGGACGCGACACACGTATTCTGTAAGTAACCCGCTCGTTTCTACCGCGTGTAAAAATTCACCCCACTAGTAGACATGACGCTGAACCTGAATTTGCGCCGCTTCTCGGTGTCCACCATGCCGGACAACGCCACCATGATATGCCTGGGGAAGCGCCGTACGGGGAAGACGACGTTGGTGCTGGACATCCTACACGCGAAGCGCCGGATCCCCTGCGGCGTGGTGATCAGCGGCACGGAGGAGTCCAACCACACCTACAAAGGGATCGTGCCCGATTTGTTCATCTACTCGGAGTACGATCCGGCTGTGCTGGAGCGCATCATGGAGCGCCAGCGGAAGCTCATCAACCGCATGCTGGCGCATCCCGAGACGCCCACCAATCCCAAGGTGTTCATGATCCTGGACGACGTGATGTACGACCGCACCATCTGGAAGTCCGAGGTCATCCGCAAGATCTTCTTCAACGGCCGCCACTTCCAGGTGTTCTTCATGGCCACATGCCAGTACCTGATGGACCTGCCCCCGGCGATCCGTGCCAACCTGGACTACTCGTTCATCCTGCGCGAGCCCGTGCTGAACAATCGGCAGAAGATCCACACGTACTTTTGTGGCATCGTTCCGGAATTCAAAGCATTTTGTAGCATCCTAGACGCCACCACCGCCGACTACGAGTGCCTGGTCGTGGACAACACGAGCCGTAGCACGCAGATCACCGACGTGCTCTTCTGGTACAAGGCCAAGATCCGCGACAGTAGTAAGTGGCGGGTGGGCGCAGACTCCTTCTGGACGGCGCACGCGCAGCGCTACCGCGAGCCGACGGACGAGGACGCGGACGCGAGCGAGCGCGCGCCCTCTGGCCTGCGCGTGACGAAGGTCGGGCGACAGGCGCGAAAAGGATGATCACCGGCGTGGAGATCGACTGGCCGGAGCGCACGCCGGTGGCGTGTTGGAACTGCAGCTTTCCATTCGACACGCCACCGCTCGCCATGCCGTATCGGTACGACGAGCGCGCCAATCGCTTCCACACATACGGCGTCTTTTGCACGTACGGCTGCATGAAGCGGTACAACATGACGCACACGCGCTCCAGCAGCCACGTGTACCGCGTGAGCTACTTGATATCGGCGCTGTACACCAAGCTGGAGGGCCGCCTGGGCGACGGTGTGGCGGCCTCGCCACCGGTGGCGCGGCTACAGCGCTTCGGCGGCGATCTGACGATCGAAGCGTACCGCGCCTGTACGCAACCGCGCACGTCCGCCGCGATGCGCACGCGCCACGACGCGCCGAAGGACACGCCGGAGCCGGAGGACGCGCTGGCCTGCGAGGAGTTCGACCTGGCGCGCAACGCGCGCAACCGGCGCGCCGCCAGCGATCGGATCCAGGCGGCACCGCGCATGGATACGGAGCCGCTTCGCCTGCGGCGCGCGTCGGCGCCGAAGCGCGACGTGCACGGCAACACGCTGATCCACCCGGGCATGCTACAGATCATGGGACTCGCGCCGCCCGAACCGACAGGTCCATGAGGAACAGCGTGCCGATCCCTAAGGCGGTGAACAGCGCCAGGCGGCGCAGCTCGTATTGCGGGTCGCCGGACGGGGCCGCCGCGGTGCGCGGCGGCGCGCGCGGACGAGGCGGTGCTTCGGGCGCGGGCGCGGGCGCGGGCGCGGGATGCGGTAGGCGGTGCGCGCGCGTGCGCTGCTCCAGCGCCGGCGACTCCGCGTCATCGGCCAGGGGACCCCAGGCCTGTTTCAGCGTGCACCCAATTGCATGCATCGTACCGGTAGCCTACATTTTTCTACAGCACCATCGCCCTTGCCGACGACGCGCCCCGCCCGCGCCCCCGACCGGTGCCCGCGCGCCCCCCGCGGCTTCGCGTGTTCGGCCCGCGTCGCGCCGGCCCGTCCACCACCTCGATCGCCTTCACCTCCGCCACGCTGGAGCGCGTGCTGGGCAGGCTCACGTCGCTGAGGCTGTCGTCGCTATCGTCCGTCAGCTCGCGCGGGTCGATGGCGCGCTCCGCGCTGGCGATCCGCGGCCGCACGTCGACCGGCGTCGGATTGCTCAGCTCCGCCAGGAGGTGGTTCATGACCGGCGGCGCGGCGCGCGCGGCGGGCGGCGGCGCGGCGCGCGCGGCGGGCGGCGGCGGCGCGGCGGGCGGC